TTTTGCTGAGGTCACACAGCTAACATCGCAACCCGCGAATTGTCCATGGTCTTGCACCCACTTCCAATCCACAAATCACTAATCTTCAATAATGTCAAAGGTCCAAATTTATTTTCTCACAATTGGTCACCACAAATCTTCAGGGTGGAAGTCATCAAACCCAAAAGGGATGATTCCAGCATCCGCCATAAATGGCAGAGCATTTCCACTGAGGAGTTCACAGTTCACAAAGTCAACACCAAGAGTCACTTCGGTGAGCGTATGGGCCGAGAGAGGAGGAGGAAGCCTCTGCGATCGAATCGCCTTCCCCCACGAACGCTCATTGGCACGCAACACCATCATTGCACGTTTTGTCGCACTTTCCTTATCACCATGCAGTTTTCCACCGGAGAACAGGCAATCAACCACCAAAGTACCATAGAGGCGCTGCCAATTGCGCTCTTGTTCTTCAGTAGGTTCACCAAATTCCCAACCTGCAGGGACTCGCGAAATCGCGATCTTGTGCATCTCCCATGTACCCACACCCGGCGCCTTCTGGACTTTAAAGTCAGCTTGGCGCTCCAAAATGCGGGCAGCGGCTCGTAAATGTAATTTGTCCATACCACACTTCGGGTGCGTTACCACGAAGGAGTTTGGATCATCCAAATCACTTAGCACCATCTCGTCAGGAGAACGGATTGTTGGCAAGCCAACACCACCCCACGACTCCGGCGCGAACCAGGGCACACGAATGCTCTTCAATATTGCATCGTGGTGGCTGATGAACTTCCTCAGCAGCCCGTACGCCATGTAACTTGGCGCACTGTCAATTAACTCGCGACAACGCGAGCCCAGGGAATCCCGTTCCTTCGTCACGGCATCCTTCCCGACCTTCTCACCCGAGCGCTTTAGCCCGAGGAGCAATCCGAGATTGACATACTTGACTTCCGAAAACCAGGAATCACGATAGGTGTCTTCACTGTACAGCTCACGCACCGGTACATCAAGGCGATTGAAATTTGCCGAGTTGACCTGCGCGAAAGCGCGACTGTAATAAAACTTCCCCAAAGAAGGGGTAAGCCCACCAAATGTCGTAATTATTTTCCAAAATCGGAGTCCGGCCCTTGTAGTCCGGAACAAGCAATCATCACCATTAATCAAAAGAGAGGTGTCACTCAACCGCATCTTGCGGGAATACGCCAACTCTAACGACCACCTGCACATCGCAGCATTTGCGATACACAACACAGGAAACGATGCCACCGACCCCATTAACTGACCCCACCTTTGCGGTCTTTCCACGCCTTTTTCATCAACGAACACATGTTGAGTAAGGGCCTTCACGAACAGTACACGTTCATCCTCCGTCAGCCCAATCCGCATCGCGATTCGATTCGCGAGAGTTTCCGACACCCAGGGAGCCAGGTTATCAGTAGCGGCGCTGTAATCACCACTCAAGTAAGCTTCACCGGGTAGAAGATTTGCACCCAGGCGGTTTTGCACCGTCCACTTATTGACCGGCTCACCTATTAAGGTGAAAGCCGGATGGCGTTTCACAGCACTCCACAGGAATTTCTGTAAAGGTTTGAGAGCGAACCCTGTCATGGCAGGACCCTTCGTAATGACGCGAATCTTCAGACTTTCCGCAAGACCGACAGCCTTAACCTTCGGCGTCTCGTTCACGGCGAGCCGGAATGCCCGTTCATAGAGCAGTGTGTACTTATGCTCCGTATCGGTAATATCCGCAATCACTCCATCATTGCCCCCAATTAACCCAAACAAACCCCTTAAATGTTCATCCTCCTCATCGATCTTCGCCTCTGTAAATCGCACACCACTTTTACCTTCGGTTCGTTCGCCCGCGTTAACGATACGGTTAAGGCCCATCTCGGCAGCAAGCTGCTGAAGTGAGTCAATCCCGCCGCCCTCCGCGCACGTCCGTTCAAAGGTGGACTTCGTCGTCGGCATCTTTGGTGCCGCTCGGTGATCATCCGTGTATGTCAATCCTGCAAAGAGCTCGTCCACCGTACGGTGCAGCTCTGCAATCATGTTTTGTCGATTAATTAATGTACGAATCCCCAATGCCTCAAAGTCATCCTGGTCTGCCCACTGTGTGAATAATTCAACATCAGGAGGTTGCACATGCACGGTCGTTAATGCCTCGACACTCTTTTGCACTTGCTTTTCAACCATCGCCTTAGTGGGTCGCGGACATCCCTTCTTGAGTTGCGACACTGAAGTCACAAAACTATCACGGGAGGGCGAACGCAGCACCTTGTCAATGTATTTTGAACAGATTCCATGGCACAACAAATGTGGCCGATCGTTGAATGTCAACGGGAACGGTAATGGGACCGGGTCATCAAGCTGAGGTGTCTTCGAATGAAAGAAAGCCGCAAATTTGTATTTCGCAAACTTCATCCACCCAAATTCTCCACAAGCCCTTGCACCCATGTACCAGTGTTCCACTGTCTTGTTAAATGATTTTTTCACACGGGTGCCTTCCACAGAGGGCGACAACCGCGATTCACAACCATAACATTCGAGGAGCGTGAAAAGCGCTTCCACACATCCAATTGTTCCATCCTTCTCTTCCTTCGCGGCTTTCGCCGCGACCTTCTCTGATCGATCCAAGACACGCTTCACGCGTGCCTCATCAACGACCAAAGCGGGACTCCCGGATCCGGTAGGCAATGCCACCGGTGGGGACGACCTCTTCGAGTCAGAAGGATCCATCAATGCACCAGCACCAATGGGAAGTGGCGCCGCCAAAGCGGCACCTTGCGTCATTC